CAGGTTTTACTGATGTTGGTAGGGCTAGGGCTAGTCAGCTTGCTTCAGGTAAAGATGTTTCGGCTGATGTTGTCAACAGGATGATTAGTTATTTTGCTCGTCACGAAGTTGATAAGCAGGCGACAGGTTTTAGTAGTGGTGAAGATGGTTTCCCTAGTGCAGGTCGTGTGGCTTGGGATGCTTGGGGTGGCGATGCAGGTCAACAATGGGTAAATGGAATGGATAAGAATATGGCTAAGCGTGATGTTGTTGCTCAGGTTGGGATTACTGACCTTGATGACACTTTGATTGTGAATGGTGCGTTGCATCAGGATTACTTTGATTGGCTAGATCATCAGAATGTGAAACTTTATGTTGTGACTGGGCGTGATGAGGCTCAACGTGCTGACACTATTGACCAGCTAGATGAGTTTGGTGTGCAATATCGTGAACTAATTATGAGACCTGCTTCTATTCCTGTAGCAGATACTAACTCTTGGAAGGGTAGCGTGGCAAAACAGTTGATTAGTGATGGGGAAGATGTGAAGTTTGCTGTTGACAATAATCCTGAAGCTCGTGCAGCATATAAGTCTGCTGGTGTTCAGGAAGTTTATGACCCTAAGACGATTACTTATGATGTGAAGCGTGACTTGGGTGAAGAACTTGAGCCTGTCGCTGTTGAAGCGTTGGAGCCTACTAAAGAGTATTTGGCTGAAGAACTCTGTTCCCTGATGGCTAACCTTGTGTCTGCTAAGTTCTTGGCTCATGGTGCTCACTGGAATGTTAAGGGTGTTTTGTTTCCACAGTTTCACAAGTTTTTTCAAAAGATTTATGAAGATTATGATGCTGCGATTGACCCTACAGCTGAGAACATTCGTAAGTTAGATGTTGACGCAAAGTTTATGTTGCCTGAGTTTGTTGCTGAAACTGAGATTGATGCAACCTTTATTGGTGGTGACCCTGTTCAGTTGTCTTTGGCTTTGTATAAGGCTAATGAGATTTTGTTGAAGGAGATTGTTTCAACTCTTGACTGTGCTGACGATCTGAATCAGCAGGGTATCTATAATTTCCTTGCAGATTTGCAGGATAGGTTCTCTAAGTGGCATTGGCAGTTGGGCACTGTGATTGGTGATGATTTGCGTAACGCTTATGCAACTGACATTGAAGAAGTAGGTGAGTTGCATGACCCTGCACAGCCGACTGATGAGCCTCTTGACATGATGATGCCTGACATGACCGGTATGGATATGCAGATGGATAGTGTTCGTTTCATTGACCCTATGCAGGTTGCTGAATTAGCGAAGCGTGGCGAGCGTTTACCTAAAGGCATTGAGCGTAGGCAAGTAGTTCGTGACTTGGAAATTCGTGAACAGGGCGATGGCATGACTTTGCGAGGTTATGCTGCAGTGTTCAATTCACCTTCACAGCCGTTGCCGTTCATTGAGACTATTGCACCTGGAGCATTTCAGGCTTCACTAGATTCTCGTAATGATGTGAAGTTGTTGTGGAATCACGACACTGGAACAGTTTTAGGAAGCACTCGTGCAGGCACTATGACTATGGTTGAAGATTCTCATGGTTTGTTGATTGAGGCGAAGCTTCCTGACACTCAGGCTGGCCGTGATTTGGCCACGCTCATTAAAAGAGGGGATGTGAACGCTTTTAGTTTTGGTTTCCGTGTTCCTGCAGGTGGCGATGAATGGCCTTCAGCAGATCAGCGTATCTTGAAGCGTGTAAACATTTTCGAGGCAAGCGTTGTGGCGTTTCCAGCATATACTTCAACAATTGGCACTGCTAGTGTTAGAGCCATGACTGAACTGCAAACTAAGATTCAACAGCTCGCCGAAATTCGTGGGGTGTCTGCTGAAGAATTGACTGATGCTCTCCTGGCACTTGAGTCTGGCGATGAACTTACTGAACGTCAAGGCGAACTGCTAACTGACACTCTTGGTAAGGTTTTGAAGAAAGACCCTGATGTCACTAATCCACAGGCGTTGCTAGACTTAAAGAAGAAGCAACTAGATTTGTTGATGTCGAGAGTGTAAACTAATTCCATACTGAGTCCTCTCACTTGGTTGGTAAAAAAGAAACTAATCTTTCCCCCTTGCGTTGTTTGTCCTTCTGCAGGGGGGTTTTCTTTTAGCGTGTATAAACATGTTGTATAGACTTGATTTGTTAGGTGCGTTTATCCCCTGATCAGGTTATGTGAGTTTATCTCTGAACCTACAATCCCCCCTTATTTATTTATGTTCTTGAAAGGAACAAACCTATGAGCGAATTTATCGCAAAACAGGTTGATGCTAAGGCTAAAGCATGGCACGAAGCTAAGGAACTGATTGATTCAGTTGAAGCTCGTGGCGGTGTTTGGTCTGGTGAAGATGAAGCGAAATACGCTAATCTAACCGCTGACATCAACAAGCGTAATGAACTAATTGAACTAGAGCAGCGTGAAGCTAAGACTGCTGATGTAGTTCAGGCTGCAGCTATGAACTTTGCTGGTGCAACTGTTTCAGATAGTGCTTCAGACATTCTTCGCAAAATGGCTATGGGTGAAATCCGTAACCACGAGTTCAAGGCAGAGCAGAGAGCATTGACCACGACCTCGACTGGATCGCCGGTGCCAACGAGTTTTTATGACTCAATCATTAAGGTTGCAAGACTTGTAAACCCTCTACTTGATTATGCAACTGTAATCAACACTGCTTCAGGTGAAACTTTGCAGATTCCTAATCAAGCAACATTCTCGACTGCAACAATTGTCGGAAATGGAGTTTCTATTGGAACTAGTGAGCCGAGTTTCAATAGCTTCGTTTCGTTGACGGCGTATAAGTTTAGCGCAATCGCACAACTGTCGAGGGAACTTGTCCTCGATGCCGGCGTTGACATATCTCAATTTATTGGAGATCAGTTCGGTAACGCATTTGGTTTCGGCGTTGGAAATAAAATTCTTAACGGAACTGGAACTGTTGAACCGACAGGTCTGCTTTCTACCGCTTCAACTGGAGTGACTTCAACTGCTGGTTCTGCTGGTGTAGCCACCGCAGACAATATTGTTGATCTTGTTTACAGCCTTGATGGTTCGCTTCGTGCGTTGCCTTCATTTGCTTTGCTAGCAAACAATACAACTATTGCTGCAATTCGTAAGCTCAAGGATTCTTATGGTCGTTACTTGTTTGACATTGGTCTTGGTCAAGACAAGCGTGATCTAGTTCTTGGTGTGCCTGTTATTGAAACTCCTAACATGCCTTCTGCTGGAACTGGTGTTGCTTCTATCGCTGTTGGTGATTTGAAGAGCCTTTACATTAGACAGGCTGGCGGATTTACGCTCGACATGTCATCCGATTTCGCTTTCGGTAATGATTTGCTTAGTTATAGAGCCACACAAAGATTGGACTCCCGCTTAGTTCAGACTAGCAACATCAAGATTTTCAAGGGTGCTGCTACATAATCTTTGTTTGTTTTTCATAGATTTCACCCCTCAATTCAGTTGCGTAGGACTGTTTTGGGGGGTGTTTTCTATTAGGCTAGGGGCATGACTAAAGCATGTATTTCTTGGTATTCTAATTCGCTCAATCAGCCGACTGGTTATGGCACTCAGTCGCAACAGGTCATTCAACGTCTTGTTCGTGATGGACATAAGGTTGCGATGATGTCTAATTATGGTGGTGAAGGTGTCAACAGTTTGATTGATTGTGGTGCAGGTAAGATTCCGCATTACAGTCGTGGCATGACTCAATATAGTGATGATGTGTTGCCTTTGCATCATCAGCATTGGGCTGCAGAGAACCCTAGTCTGCCTGCCTTTATTGTGACCCTATATGACGTGTGGGTTCTAAAAAATCCTGCGTTAGATGCGTTGCCGATTGCTTCTTGGACTCCGATAGATCATCAGCCTGCACCAGAGAATGTTTTAGCCTGGTTGAAGAAGCCGAATGTGACTCCGATTGCTATGAGTCGTTTCGGTAAAGAGATGATTGAGAATGCCGGTATTGAGTCTGAATATATTCCTCATGCTGTTGATACCAAGATTTTTACTCCGACTGAGCTTCTTCCTGAAGGTATTTCGGGTAGGGAATTTGTTGGTGATGATGGTAGCAAGTTTGTGGTGGGCATGAATTTCGCTAATAAGGCTGGTGGGTTTATTCATCGTAAAGCTGTGGCAGAGAACTTTTTGGCTTTCGCAATATTTGCTAAACAGCATGATGATGTTGTGTTGTATTTGCATACTGAACCTTATGGTAAACAGTCTGGGTTTGTGTTGCCTAACATTTTGGCTGCTTGCGGTGTGCCTGCTGATCGGGTCAAGTTTGTTGACCCTGTTGCTTACAGTTATGGCATAAGTCAAAAGACTTTGGCTGCTATCTATTCGGCTTGGGATGTCGGCTTGTTTACTAACTATGGTGAAGGTTTTGGTATTCCACAGGTTGAAGCTCAGGCTTGTGGTGTGCCTATCATTACATCTAATTTTGCTGCTAGTGCTGAACTTGCAGGGCCTGACAGTTATCTTGTGAATGGTCAACCGTTTTGGGATGCCGGTCAGCATTGTTGGTTTAATGTTCCTAATGTGCAGGGCATTGTGGATGCGTTGGAGCAGGCGTATCAGCGTGGCAGGAAGAAGTTTCCTGACACTCTTGCTTTTGCTCGCCAGTATGATGCCAATAAGGTTTATGCAGAGTCTTGGCAACCGCTGATTGAGAAGTTAGCTTCTAAGTGAAGTTGATTGTTCCTGTTCTAAACAGGTTTGATTTACTAAAGCGTATGGTGGAGAGCATTGACGTAAAGGCTACAGTTTATGTCATAAATAATTCTGGTGATGAAGATATTGCAACAGACTTTTATCAATCAAACACATTAGTAAACATGCACTGGGTCAATTTGCCTTCTAATCTTGGTGTTGCAAGTTCATGGAATTTGGGTATTAAAATGTTGCCTTTTGAGTCACGTTGGTTTATTACTTCGGCTGACTGCGTGTTTGCACCAGGTGATTTGACTTTGCTACAAACCGCTAAATCTGATGCTTTGACTTTGTGCGATAAGTTTCCTTATTATCAGACTTTTGTTGTTGGGGAAGAAATAGTGAAAACTGTAGGTTTATTTGATGAAGGCTTGCATCCAATCTATTTTGAAGATAACGATTATGAGCGAAGAATTGCTAAGGCAGGTTTGCGTGTAGATCGTCTGCCTTTACAGCTGGAACATGACAACAGTTCTACTATCAGAAGTGATGTCAAGTTGAGTGAACGTAATCAGGTCACTTTCGCTAATAATGAGAAGTATTTTAGGGACAAGGTTGATGCTGACAGGTTTGATGAAGGTCGCTGGCAGTTGCAGATTAGGCGTGTGAACTCTTGGGATTAGTTGTTGTTACCGGTGTTGCAGGGTTTCTTGGTTCGCATGTTGCTGACGCTTATTTGGCTAAGGGCTGGCAGGTTCGGGGTATAGATAATCTACTTGGTGGGTCGTTAGATAACGTGCCTGCAGGTGTTGACTTTCATAACCTTGATTTAGATGATTTGGAAGCAATCACGCCTGTTTTTGTTGATGCAGATTTGATTATTCATGCTGCTTGCACAGCTTATGAAGGTTTGAGTGTCTTCAGTCCTTCTCTTGTGGTCAGAAACACTGTTCAGATAAGCGTAAACGCCATGACAGCGACTATTCGGGCTAGAGTGCCAAAGTTTGTTTACATGTCTTCTATGGCACGTTATGGAGACAATTTAGGGCATATCTTTGATGAGAGCCTTGACCCTAAACCGCAAGACCCTTATGGTATCGCAAAATTGTCAGCTGAGAAACTGTTATCTAACCTGGCTAAAGTGCATGATGTCGAATTAGTCGTTTTAGTGCCACATAACATTGTGGGTGCTAGACAGAAGTTTGATGATCCGTTTAGGAATGTTGCCAGTATTATGACTAACAGGATGTTACAGGGTAAGCAACCTATCATTTATGGTGATGGCAGTCAGCAACGTTGCTTCAGTTTTATTCAGGATGTTATTACACCAATTTTGACTGCTTGTGAGTTACCCGAAACTGTAGGTCAGGTTATCAATGTTGGGCCTGATGAGTCACCGATAACTATTTTAAATCTTGCAGAACGTTTGGCAGGTATTATCGGCTTTGAGTTAAACCCTATTTTTATGCCTGGCAGACCGCAAGAAGTGCCTATTGCTTTATGCAGCTCAGATAAGGCTAGACAACTTTTAGGCTATAAAACGACTGTCAGTTTAGATCAAGGTTTGCATGATTTGGTTGACTGGATTAGGCCGAGAGTAAAAGATTTTGAGTATCATTTGCCGATTGAGATTGACTCTGATTTGACTCCGAAGACTTGGACTCAAAGGCTTATCTAACTTTAGGCTAAACTAAGTATTGGACTTTAGGAGTTTATTTTGGCTATAACTAATGGTTATTGCACTCTGGCAGATGTCAAAGCAAGTTTAAGACTGACGGATACTTTAGATGACGTTTTGTTGGAGAACAGCATTAACGCTGCGTCTCGCATGATTGACCAATACTGTAACCGCTACTTTTATTCGGGTGCTGTTGGTGAAGTCAGATACTTTAAGGCTGTTGATGCTTTTAATTGTTGGATTGATGACTGTCAGACGATTACTGAGCTGAGAACTGCACAAAATAATCCGATTACATACAATCAGATTTGGTCTAGCACTGACTTTCAGACTATCCCTGCAAATACTTTGGCTAACGGAGCCTTTGCTCCTATCACGGGGCTAGTTGCCGTATATAACTATTTCTTCCCTACTTGGCAGGAATCTAATCTTGTGCAGGTGACAGGAACTTGGGGTTGGCCTAGTGTGCCTGAGCCAATCAAGTTTGCGACTATCATTCAGGCTTCCAGGCTGTTCAAGCGTTTAGAATCTCCACTTGGTGTTGCCGGTGTTTCAGACATGGGTATTATGCGTGTAGGTTCAAACATTGATGGTGATGTGGCACAG